GACTTTCACGAGAACTGGATAAACAACATTGTTGATGCTATAGAAAATGGTAAACAACAAATGATACTAAGTCCACCTAGACATGGTAAGACAGACTTACTTACACACTTTGCTGTATGGCAGATATGTAAAAACCCAAACATAAGAATTATGTGGGTTGGTGGTAACGAAGATATTGCTAAGAATGCAGTAGGTTCTGTTATGGACCATTTAGAAAACAATGAACAACTAAACGAAGAAATGAATGGACCAGGTGTAAAGTTCCAACCAAAAGTTAGGTCAGGTAAATCTTGGTCATCAGGTCAATTTACTATTGCTACTAGAACAGTAACAGGTATTAAATCACCTACTATGGTTGCTGTAGGTAAAGGTGGTAAGATACTTTCTCGTGACTGTGATTTAATTATTGCTGATGATATTGAGGACCATGGTACAACTGTGCAACCTAGTGCTAGAGAACAAACTAGACAATGGTGGACAACTACTTTGTCATCTCGTAAAGAGGAACATACTGCTGTTGTTGTTATAGGTTCAAGACAGCACCCAGAAGATTTATATAACTTTTTATTAGAAAACCCAGAGTTTGAACATATCGTAGAAGAAGCACATAGTTCAGAGTGTATTTTGCCTGAAACAGATATAGAAGAACATCAGGACTGTATGTTGTGGGCTAGTAAGAGAACTTACAAGTGGCTAATGTCACAAAAGAATAATGCAGACACTACAGGAGGTAGAGCTATCTTTGAGATGGTTTATCTTAACAAAGCATTTGTAGAAGGTATTACAATGTTTAACTCTGAAGATATAGACCAATGTAGAGATATAAACAGAGTTGTAGGTCACATACCTGCAGGAACACACTTGATTGCAGGATTAGACCCTGCATCTACAGGATTTCAGGCGTGTGTACTATGGGCAGCTAATCCAGATACAGGTGAGTTATATCTTGTTGATATAGAAAACGAACAAGGTGGTGGCGTTATACAAGCAAAAAAATCTATAAAAAGATGGTATGAGAAATATGGTTTAGCACATTGGGTTATAGAAGAAAATGGTTTTCAGAAAGCAATAAGGCAAGACAAAGAAATAAAAGATTACTGTAGTAGATTTGGTGTGTATTTAGAGGGTCATCAGACACAAAAAAACAAATATGACCCTATTTATGGTGTTGGAAGTATGCAACAGTTATTTGAACAAAAGCTAATAAATTTGCCTTATGGTAACACAGAAAGTGAAACTAAGAGTAATATATATCGTAGACAACTAATTTATTTTTCAAGTGCTGCTAGTAGAGCTAGTAAAGCAAAAAATTATAAATCAGATGTTGTTATGGCTAGTTGGTTTCCTCTAAAAGTTATTAGAAGATTAGGAAAAGAACGATTAGCTGAGGTAGGATTAGATTATAAACCTAGTTTTGGAGAATGGAATATAAGCGATATGAACGAAAGCCCATGGGGATAGAATGACACCAGAAGAGATACAATACGCTGTAACTAATTTACACTATGACAATCAAAGTGCATACTCTACAAGAGGGCGTATTCGTGCAATTATGAATGGTGGACCTGATGGTATTCTTGCTTTACTTGGTGACCAACTAAAAGGTTTTGAGGATTATCAAATACCTGTACCTAACCTAATGATGTCAGGTTTAGAACACTTGTCACAGAAGATAGGTCGTATTCCAAACTTAAAAGTAGATGTACCTAACAATAAAGATTCAGATAGAGCTAGAAGTAAAGCAGATAAAATAGCTCGTATTGTAACTTCGTATGATGATACACAAAAATTAGATTTACAAATGCCACAAGTAGGTAGATGGCTACCTGGTTATGGTTTTGCTGTATGGGTAATTAGAGAGAAAAAAGGACCTGATGGTACACCATATCCTTGTGCAGAACTTCGTGACCCTTATAACTGTTTCCCTGGTTACTTTGGTGCAGACCAACAACCAAAAGAAATGGCAATAATAAGAAGAGTACCTAAACAATCACTAGCTAAGGTATATCCTAAGTTTGCTGACCAGATAATGAAAAAAGATGTAGTCAATACATTAGGTATTGGTAGTGCGTATGCTTCTGCTTATACAGATTCTTATAATGGTAGTTGGGCTAACTCTAATGGTGAGGGTGACCTTATAGCAGAGTATTATAACGAAGAAGGTACTTATGTATTTCACATGACCTCTTCTACTATTCTTGACTTTATACCTAACCCACTAGATAGTGGTCCTGCTTTTGTTGTGGCAAAGAAATTTGCTTTTGACAGATTACAAGGACAGTATGACCAAATCATAGGACTTATGGCTTCTATGGCAAAGATTAATGTGATGTCAATAATAGCTATGGAAGATGCAGTATTTACAGAAACAAACATATCAGGAGAGATAGAATCAGGACAGTATCGTAAAGGTAGATTCGCTGTAAACTATCTAGCTCCAGGTACACAAGTAAGTAAACCTGCATCAAATGTTCCTTATCAGATTTTCCAACAGATAGATAGAATAGAAAGACAACTTCGTGTAGGTGGTGCATATCCAATAACAGATGATTCACAATCACCACTTAGCTTTGCCACAGGTAGAGGATTAGAAGAACTAGGTGCATCTATGTCACTTATGATTAGAGAGTATCACACAGTTATGGCAGATGCTATAGAAATGATTGATGCTAAAAGATTAGAGTGGGACGAAAAAATGTATGGTGGTCAATCAAAAGATTTAT